TGGTGCATCTGGGTGTGTTTTGCAACCAAAATTGTTTTCTTCTTTAGTCATGTGTTATTCCTTTATTCCGTGGGCGGCTTCAATAAATTCTTTAATAACCTTGGCACTTTTTAACAATCCAATTTTTCCTTGCATCTGAATTGATCCCCCAACAAAAGTTGTGTAGTGGAGAATTTCAGAGTTACCCTTGCGCAATAACAATTCCAAAAATTCGTCATCCGTCAACGGCTTGCGCTCTTGTTTGGGTTGTAAATTATTTGTTACTTTATTAGATGAATCAACGTGCATAGTGACACTTCCTTTATCGTCATACCAAGTAACGCTATCTTGTTCTACACGCATACGACAAATAGGCTCATCTTGCTCTTGCTTCTCTGCCTGTGCAATAGCTTGGCGTAATTCCTCTGCTTTCATTTTTGACAAGCAACTTGCTTCATACATACTTGAGGCTAATGCACCAACACTTTGGTCATAATCATACCAACTTGCTATTTTTTCAAACGTTTCAAGCGCTTGTTTCATTATTTCTTTAGTCATGTGTTGCGCTCCTTAAGAATTGCTTCTATTTTTTCTGCTAATGTCAAATCTGCTTTGCCACCAGAAATTTCAATGTGTTCTTTTTCATCATCCAATAGTCCAATCCATGTGCGTTGTTGTGGCGGGGGATAATCAACTTCTAAGTCATACTTTTCGTGCGAACCGCATCGTTTGCATTCAACGCTAACCGTGTAGTTCAGGGTTTCAGGATCACACCGCTTTTGTTTGGCGTTAATACTTTCTAATAACTCAGCCGCTTCAACAGATACTGGGTCGCTGTTTTCATATAAAGCTTCAATCATTTTCTGAATGTAGATAACTGAATCATCCTGCTCTTTCTTTAGTGCTTCTTCTAAAGTGGAAATAATTTCTTCTGTCATTGCAACACAATCTGATGCCAAATCTTCTTGACCTTTAAATGGCTTAACGTTTCTAAGAAAAACCAAATTTATTTCCAATGCTTCAAAAGCTTGTTTCATTACTTCTTTAGTCATCATTTTCCTCCATAGCATCATTAATTAAATGTTGCTTAACTAATTCCAAACACCCAATTACTGTTGACATATAAAGTGTCTCATCATATTTGTGGATAAGTTCAAACAATTCATCAATAAGACCTTCAGCCAGTTTGCCCTGATTAAGATTCATTCTTGTCCCCTAGTACATTGATGAACGTTTAGGCATACATTGAACATCTATCACAATGTCGCTGTACATTCCTGAAACCATACGTTTAGATATGATTGGTACTGGTCTTAGATTACCCGCTTCACATTCCATTGAAGCCTGTACAACCTCATTGCGGCTCATCTGTTGAGCTTGTGGCTCTACTTTTACGGGTACTATTGGGGGTTTGTTATCAGCGCACCCAGCTAAAATTAAAATTGCTATTAAATATTTCATTTGATTACTCCTATCATTCTTAAAGCAGAATCAGCGCTGTCTACGATTGCAAGCGCCCCTCCTCTCCATTCTGCGTGCCATTTTTGTTGGTCAGGTGTTAATTGACGATCTGACGGTGGTTTTTTACCGTCTTTGACTTCCATTAACAATGTTACTCCTCTGAATCCAACCAAAAGGTCAGGAACACCTCTACCAACGTCTGAAAGCAAAACAACCGTAGCACCAGCTGTGCGTAGTGTGTCAACAATAATTCGTTGGTTGTCATCAATTCGTCCACGTCTCATAATTTGTTTCTGATTTTCTGCATCTTTTCTCTTATATGATCTGGCATTGGAACAAATTTCTTACGTTCCTCCTCCAATTTAATCAAATACGGGTCACGGTCTTGAGCAATATCAGTTGTTTCGGGTATTTCAGCCCCGTCCCAGCGCTGACCGTTCAAATAAACCAACGGTGCGGGAATGAACGCCCCGTTATCCTTACGCCATTGATCTGTGGTTTTCATCCAATCAACGTGTTTAATGATTTGGTCAGCACAAGTCTCACAATAGTATTTTTTCCATTTCTTGAGACATTCTTGTTTTGCGCCCTTACGTGGGTTTTTTGGCCATGCCGCCCAAAATCTATCAAAGCCCGTCTCTAACATACAAACCCTCCCGATTGAGTGAATCCATAATTTCTTTTGCTGTGTAAAGATGTTCAGCCCATAAGAAAATGTGCATATACATCTGTGCTTGTGATTTTTTACCCTGTGCGTATTTTTGTCTAGCTAAAATATAATTTTCAACACCAGACCATTTGTGCCCGTAGTAATCTTGAAGTATTTTTAATACTAATTCTGCATCATCCATGTTTGCTCCTTGAAAGGGGGCGTACCCCCTACGTTAAAACGGTATGTCATCCTCTTGTTCAGTACGCTTTGGGGGCGCTGAATCTTTAGGCAACGGTGTGTTTAAATAAGCCCAGCCATTCCAATGTTCGTCTGTTACAGGAAATGCGCTGAGTTTTAACATAAGCCCGTTTTTAGTGTCTATTACGCTACCAATTTGTGTGTAACGCAACTTTTCTTTGCCTTCTCTATCGGTATATTTACCTGATACAACTTTTACTTCATAGACTGTTTTACTCATTTTGTTACCTTTAGTTTGTTTAATTGTGCTACTTTGTTATCTAAATCACCCAAAAATTGAATAACCTCTTTTTCCAACATCGCTACATAGGGCGGGTCATATTCCACACGCTTAACAAACAGTTGTAAATCTAATGGCATACGTGGGTCGAATGACACAAAATCGCACCAATGACGTCCAGCACAAGCCATTTGCCATTGCATTTGCGTGTTGTATTTGCCTGGTACTGTTTGCGTTAACAAAGTATCAATGTGCGTTGCTGTATTTGGGCATTTGATTTCAACCATACCCAAATCACCTACCAATCCATCAGGACTTGCGCCTGATTCCCATATAGTTGGATGAGTTAGAAACCCAACTTCATCAACCAAAACGTTTTGATAACTTTCGTAAGCCGCACGTGCTAGTGGCTCTTGATCTACTCCCCATTGCATAGCCGCATTGGTAAAAGATTCAGCGGGTTTACCCGTAAGAACCTCACAAACTAACTGAGCCAAATAATTCTCACGGGATGTAGAATACCCTGTCTTTGTCTTAGCAATCACGTCTGCGACACGACTAGCTGTCACCTTGCCCATTCTTGCCGCAAACCATTCTTCAGTTCTTTGTTCCATTTTTTTTCCTTAGTTCAATGTTTCTTACATAATGTAATACAGCACTTCGATCTTCAATATCAAGATCATCTAAATTCTGATACATCTCATCTAGTGCTTCGTTAAAAATCGCATTTCCATGTAAATCCTGATAATTTTTTATGCTCTCATAAGCAGATTCATCAGTGTGATAGTACGGTGTTCCCATATTATTTTGATTTCAAAGAATAAACTGCCACAATTACGTCTTTACCAAACTGGTTTTTGACTTGCTTCCTTGAAGACACGATTTCAATGCCAGTTGTTTTCAGCTCTGCGATTCTTGCCGCAAGTCTAAAACAACCAAACATTTTTAAAGCATCCATTGCTGTCAAAGATTTGCCCTTGGACAAATAATCAAATATCATCATGTTCTGTGTTTCCATCAGATTCTCCTGTTTCAACTTCACAGATGTCTCGAATCAAATCAAACATAAAGCTGTTGTGACCCTCCAATCGTTTCAGCCTTGTCTTTAAATTTTTGTTTTGTAGTTTTATCTCTCTCATTTCTAAACACATTTCATAATCCCATTTTTCACGGTAATTGAAATTGTCCATTACATAACTAATGCGATTGTTGATTTCCTCTATTGGTATTGTCATGATAGTTTTCCTTTGATTTGATCTTTTTTCGCTATGATCTGTTTTTGCCAATTTGTATCGCCATCACACGACGCATATGCTTCAATGTAAAGTTTTTTCAGCCCGTCCATATCAGTTACTTCATCAAATGCCGCAATGTAATCTAACATTTTTGATTCATCGACTTTAGTGGTTGTTGCTGATTCCTCTCCTTCAGGCAAATCCTCACCAGCGTAAATGTATAAACCCAGACCGTGTAAACTCAGCGCTTTAGTCATACATCGCATAATGGAAGTATTGACGGCAAAAGCATCAGGGTTTTGAATAGCTTTGTTCATATGATTCATCACGGGCAACTGACACGTCATTGGCTTACCAAACAGCGTAACCGTTACCCAAACCATACAAGTGCCGTTAATGTTCATGAAAGGCTGTGACACGCCTTCGCTGTTATTGAACAGCTCTACTTTGTATGTAGCCTTTTCGTCAGCCTTGAGTGCTTCAGCCCAAGCCCAAGCCCAAGATAAATACGTCAATTTGTTTTTCTTTTCTGTGTGTTCATTGACGTTGAGTGCTAGTAAATCTTTAATCATTTTTTAATCTCCTGAGTGCTTTGATCCTGAGTGCTTTGAGTTTGTGTGTCTCACCATCAAATAAAAATTCAACGTTGTGCGCACCGTTTTCAGCAAATTCAACTCCTTTGTATAAATCTGAAAACATTACCCTGGCTGACACGGCAAAGTCAGGTGTTGGATTTGGGTCAACACGGTATTCAGTATTTTCATCCCAGTTTGGTTTTCCACACGCAATCCATTCGTTGTAAACTTTTTGCTGTATGCGCTTACCTTCAGCCCAATCAATAATTGTGTGATAGTGTTTGTGTTTCATTGTGATTCCTTTGCGATAATTTCATACTGGAGTTCTTTGATGTACTCCTCATGTTGTCGAATAATTGCTACCAACTCGTGTATTTTGAATTGATATAGATCAATTAAATTTAAAGTGACCTTGATCGTGTCGTCTGAAGTGTTCAATGCCGCTTCATGTAATTCTGCAATGATGTCTGTTCCGTTCATTACGGTCTCCAAACAAAAAAGTCTAACAACATAACAACAACAGCAAATACATACACCACAGCAAAAACCCAGTTCATAGCATTTGGGTTAGCGTAATGTTCTATTGGTGAATCGTCTTGAGGAAATGCCTCACGCATAGTGCGTGGAAATTTTTTGGTTGTATCGTTCAAATCTTCATTCATAAATGCTCCTAAAAGACCCTTGCGGGGATTAAAAAAAGAGGGGGCAAGCCCCTCTACAAGTTACGCCATCAACAGCTCTTTAGCGTGCGATTTCAGGCGGTTTCCATCTCCAAACCATGCGTTTGCAAGTCTGGAGTCAGATTCACGACCAGCTTCATGGTCAACGTACTCAGTAACAGCGTTCAACAAGCCCCATTTTGTCCCGCTTACGCCAGGCAAATCTGAACCACGTCCACGTCCGTCAAACAGCTCTAAAACAGCTTTGTAACCCTTTGATTCTTTCATTTCACCCGCTTTGAAAGGATTTTGAACCATCGGAAATATCTGTTTCAAAAATTTGTCGACTTGCGCTTTTTTGACTGACTTGCGTGCCAAAAATCTGAAATCATCCATCATGCCTTCAAATCCGCTAACCGCAATACCAAGCTCATCACGCAACAAACTAGCATCAAAATATGAACCGTGTGTCAACTTAACACGACCAACATTTTTTTCGTTGTCTGCCATTGATATAGTGTTATTACACACAACACGAACGCTAGTGAATTGACCGATAGTGGCTGTTGAACCGTCAAACGATGTGGACAACAACAAATAACCTTTGACCATATCATCGTGCAATACACAGGCTTCTTTGTTAACGTTAGCAAGTGCCCAAATACGTTTACCGCCACGCAAACAACCAGCAACTTCTAATTTGAAACCAGCAGACTGAACAAGCGTGTTAAAAAAATCTAATATTTCAGTAGGCTGATGGATTTTGTAACGCCCTGTCATTACGCCAAGTGATTCGTAATTGTCGCTACGATAAATTACGTTGCGACCAGAGTTCAGTTGAAGTTGTGTGTGTGCGGGTGTGTAGACAGCTGGGGCAATGAGTGCTTCCCAATTAAGACCAGCTTCAACGCTCCAAGTGTCGATTGATGCGTCAGCTGTTAGTTCTTGACCAAGACCGTGCCAGGGGGTTTGTCCAACAAATGCGATTTCAGCTTTGCCAGTGATCTTGTTTGTTTCGATTTCGTGTGCCATCAGATTTCTCCTAAAGTTTAAAAGACCCCAAAATCGGGGGGTGAAAGAATTATAAGCTAACTTATATTCCCGAGTAAAGTTTAGGGTTATGTTTTGATTTGATGTTGGTAAAAACTTATAAGAACCCTTATAATTACAACATGGATAAAAAAGAATTGTGTAAATTAGCGGGTGGACAGACCAAATTGGCTCAGTTGCTGGGTATTTCCCAAGCGGCAGTTAGTCAATGGACATTGATTCCTATGGCGAGACAATGGCAGTTGCAACTTTTAAAGCCAGAGTGGTTCAAAAAATAAAAATTTAGCTTATAATTAAGTTGTTGCCGTCGCACGCAATAGCTGAAGCCACTTACAGAAGTATCTTGCCCCTTGAATAAGGGGGTGCGACCAAGGTACTTTTTTAAGTGGCTTTTTTATTTTGTGACGCATCCGTACCCCACACGGAGCAGAGTGTCTGAATGGACAGCTTGGGAGAAAACACCGCTAATCAGTTACACCCCTGATTTTGTGACCAGACTTGATTTAGGTACTGGTAAAGCACGATATAACTTAGGTGGAAAACTAGGTATCGTGTATAAGATGAATAAATCCGTTATGCGCACTTAGTCTACTAATACTGGTAGATGGAGCTGGTTGGTACTATCCACCCTAGGAGAATCTATGCCTAAAAAAAAGGACATTCAAAATGATTGATACCATTTTATTTTTATTGATCGGTTTTCTGTTGGGAATGCTCTCGATCATTGCGGGTGCAATTTTTATTTGCTGGGCTGGGGGTTGGTCTGAAAACTAACGCATATTGGGCAGAGGTGCACTAGATTGATCCCTAGGGTGTGCTTTATCTGCGGGTAAACTTTCATGTTTTTTTAATTTGTCCGCAAGTCTGTGAATTTCGTTTTCATTTGCTTTTTCATGTTCACGCAAAACAACATAGTGTGATTTTGGTGATTTGTGTTCTTTGCCGCTGATTTTGAAATTTGTTGCCATGATATTTCCTTATGCTATTGTTTGACCTGATTTGAGTTCAGCGATAGTTAAACCGCCCGTGTATTGGAAGTGAGCCAATTCTTTGAAAGAATGCCATTCACCAGCCCAATCTAATCCAGCTTGTTTCCCCAGCTGTCCTACTGTTTGCCATATTGGATGAGTTCCGTCCCAATCAGGCTTCCCAGAAACGAGAGGAACAACGTCAACAGCACAGTGATAATTATGGAAAGAATCACCGCTTTTAGCGTTTGTAACAATTCGTCCTGGTTCTGTTCGTCCTTGTGCATACAATTTCTCCTGACTTTCGTTATCACGATATGTAGAAGTAACCAATAAATCAATGTTATTGTCTTTACATAATTGTATAAATGTTTCAACACGTTTTTTGACTTCAGGCAAAAGTTCATCTAGTGATCTTGAATTTATCATTTTAATTCCGCAAATTTTGATTGATGTAACATTTGGTCTTTAGCTTGGCTACCAGCTGAACTGCCAAAATAAAACGCTATTACGCCTGTCCAAGCTGTTGATAACGAACCCAACATAATCATCAATTCGTCTGATTTGGTTACTTTGTCCGTCATTAGCGCATAAAGAATACCAAAAAATCCAATTGTGATACCAAATGCTAAAAATGGGGGTATCCAACTATGTGTTGCAGTTTGCATCGTTCTAGCGCTTGAACGGTCTTCTACTGCTAATTTTTCAAAATCCAAATTCAACTCTTGTGCTTTGGCTTTTAGGGCAATTTCAGCTTGCTGGACTGACGCTATTTGGTCAGCAGTCAATTTACCGTCATCTAGCATCTTTTTAGCGTCGTCCTGAGACACTCCTAGCACTTTAGAGACTGCTTCATACGCTAACCCACCTAATGGTCCACCAAGCGCTGTTGCGATGGTAGGTGCTATTGTTTTTAACCAATCCATAATTACTCCTTTGTTGTTTCCTTTTGCTTTTCTAGCTCTTTTTTTAGTTTTTCAATTCTTTTCAAATCATACGCAATCATTATTCGTTCTTGTCTAATGTCCATGTACATAAAACCGATTACAGGCAATATCAACACAAACAAAAATGCTAAACAAATAATAACAATTACATATCCCCAGTCATTAGTTTTAGTGCCCACATAAAGCTCATAATGTAAATTGAAACAAAAATTACCGCAATAGTTGATGCTGTTCTAAACCAAATTTTGTCAGCAAACTCTCGTTGTTCAGCTTCAATTTGTCTCCGTTTTTTGAATTGAGCTTGTCTAGCCAACGCCTGTTCGTTTTGAATAGTACCAATCATCTGATTGATGCGAGTGTACAAATCTTTGAGTTCTGGTGGAACGTGATACACCATATATTCCCTTAGTTCTACTTGCATCGTTTCCATTTGACTTAGCGCTAACACACGTTGAACAGCTTTTTCAGTTTGATCTCCTGTTGGGTCATACACAGTTTTGGACTTTTCCTCCTCCTCTGCAAT